TCATTTTGCTATCACGCCCTGTACTTGTAACGCCCGGATATATTCATGCAGGTAAACCAGCTTTGCCTGATCGTCGTTTATTCCGGTTCTGATATCGAGAATGTTTCGTCCAGCAATCGGAGAGAGTCGGAGGGCGGTTGCATTGCCCATGCCGCTGGCGCCTGATACTGTTCCCGCGCTGAGCTGACAGGTTGCAAGATCGGCTCTTGCGAACTGCACCCGGCGCTTGCCGCTGACAACATCAGCACGCAACTTATCAGCTTCACGTTTAGCATCTTCTCTTTCCTTCGTGCGGGCGGCATCGAGTGCCGCTATCTGCTGTTGAAAACCATGTTCACGGCTGCGAGCCGCTTCACTATCCGCTGTCGCTTTGTCTGATACAGATTTAAGCGCTACGGCGTGTTCACTTTTCAACGTCGCTATATCAGTGTCATGGCTCATTGATGTGATCCACCAGCAAAACGAACCGCCAGCGATTATTCCGGCCACCAGCGCCAAGCCTGCTATTTTCCATGATGGCAAGATTTTCATTTATCGAGCCCCCAGCACGTCAGTTCTGATTCTTGATCGCGACGCTCAACCTGACCGTAGCAGTTATTAGATCGGATGCGGCAATCACGCCCCTGATCCTTAATCCACCATTTGATGCTCTCGCATGCACCCTTTTTATCGCCAACGTTCAGCCGCGGCCAGAACGTTGTTTCTGTCGTGCATCTACCTGGCCCGAGGTTCCAATAGCAAAACGACGCCACGCCGACCTTCTGCGGTTCAGTTAGTGTGACGTATACAGCGGGGTTGATATTTCTCTGCAACCACGACAGGGCCTCTTTGTGGCGGCGCGATGACTCAGTGCGGCACTGCTCAGCAGTTAGCTTCATCCCTGCAACAACTTTCCGCCCCTGATATGTCGTCAGACCGTCGCAGATGGTCCAAATTCCTACACCATCCTGATATGCCGCCAGTCGAAAACCTTCCTTTTCAATCAGAAATTGATCGAGAAGAACGGGAGCTGACGCGCCAGCAGCAATAAGCGCCAACATCGCAGCGCTAAGGCGGGATTTAAACTTGCTCATCTGCGCCACCTTTTATATTTCTTGTGGCCGCAATGAACTCTTTTGGTGTGATTTGCTGAATGCTGGCGAGGTGTTCAAGGATTTCTGTCTGCCTGCGAGCCTCCGCAGCCAGTGCTTTATTTTTTCTGTCGTTTGAGCGGTACGTGTAGACAGTAAATATCGCTGTGAATATCGCGCCCAGCGCGAAAATCATGTCTTGAAGTGATAAAGCCGTGAGCGCACCTGTTGCCCACGACCAAAAATAAGTGTTGCCGCCGTTTTCGTTCATTTTTCATACGCACCTATTATTATTAGTAATGCGTATGTTCAATGTAATACGTGGTCGGTTTCCTGACCATTACGCGAATGCCCGATATATTCCAGAAACAGTAATATATCCGCTTGTTGGAACATCAACAGCTGCCCCCCTGTTCGTAATAGTCAGCATCTGTGCTGCTGTTACTGTTGCACTCGTCAGTACAACACCTGCCGGAAACCCTGATTGCTCCCCGATCGTTACAGACTGTGGGAAATCTGACATCGCACTAACTGGCGGCAATGAAACTTGCATGGTTCCACCAAAACCAGACGCGCTACTCCAAAGGATATGCATATGAAAATGCACTTCGTCTCCTCGGCGCAAATACATGCCTTTCCGCTCTAAGTACGTCACGGTGCCGTCATTGCCAGCACCGTGGATCGTTGGCTCAAACCCAAGCCACCAGCCATAAAGAAAATCGGAATATCGAATATCAACAGGATCCAGGGGGTTAATTATCGTCCCAATATACCCATTTGGATTTGCAGGGTTACGAACTAGACCGGTCATATCGATATCGTGCGCACCGACAAGAATTAGACTATCAATAATGCCTGTAAGGATGCACTTCTCTGCACCTTTCACATGAATTGTGCCGTTATTATCATTAACATTTACGTTTATTCCTGAAACCAGGGAATAGAATGGATCACATGTTAGAAAAACAGAACTACCGTCTATACCACGTGAAACCTGATTTATTCTCCCCCCGATTGTTGGCAATGATGGATAACCATCGGGATCTTCAGCATACTCTGTATCGACCATGACACCGTGCGTATAAGAAGCGTCGGACAACGTCCCGGTGACAACAACATCAACATTCAGATCAATAACACCGAGCATCTTCACAACGCCGTTATCACCACCGCCGTTCATGCCAGAGAAAGTACCGCGTACCCAGGGAGCTCGCGTTCCTCCGAAGGCGTCAACACGACAATCAGAGTTAATAGAATTCATCGTTCCGTCAAACCTGGGATTGTGACAAGCATTAAAAATAACAGAACTATTGACAAAGTTACCTAACACAAGCGGTGCGGCGGCATATTTAAAAATAAAACCAATATTTTCCGCATCACACGAAATTTTGAAACCTTTAAGCATCAGCATTTTTACGGCTTTGAGTTCTGCCGTGCTGTTATAAGTATACGCAGTAGCTTCGACTGTTCTGAATGACGTTGCGGCGGCATCGAGCACTTGTAGAAGCTCTTTTCTACGATGAAAGCGCTGGGCATCTACCAGACTTGTGGAGGTATAAATACGCGGCGCATCAGTGGATGCCTGCGTGTAGATATCATCAATGCCAGTCGGAAAATTGGATAACTGAATCACGTCGCCTGACGCAAACTGGTTGCTTCCAGTAAATTCACGTACCCCTGCTGCAACAGCCTCGGTAAACGTGACAGAGGTGTCGGATTCATGTCCATTAATCAGCAATCGCGCGGTGGGCGACCCTCCTTTTTCTGAAATTGCTGGGCCAATAAGTTTACCGCCTGTAATCTCAATATCACTTGAATCGGAAAGGTCATAATCAAATGCAGATATATAAGCAGTACCACCGATAATCAATTGGCCACCACCAATCGACTTTAATTTCTCGATAGCAGCGATAAACGCTAACTTATCATCAGCAAGACCATCGACCACACCACCACAGCTGCGTAGTGTGACAATCTTGTTCAACGTATCCAACTCTTGTTGTACCGTTTTCCCAGATTCGGTATTAACTAAGCTAGCCCCTTTTCCCGCATCTATACTAGAAAGCTGAATAAGAACATCAGCCGCCGAGCCAGATGCGGGAACCATAACCGTAGGATTACCCGCACTATCAAAAGCTGGGACCTTATTGGCACGCAGGGCGGCATTAGGGAACGCAGGGATATCAATATCAGAAACACGTAACGTTTTAGCCCGTAGTGCGTAATCCTGCCCCTGCGTCCATTTCTTCGTTGCGGCGTCCTGGTCGTTTACCGGATCGCCGACATCAGAAATACGGTAACCTTTCGCATTAAAAGGTCCACCAAATAACGGACGTGTCAGCGCTATACCCAGCGATATAAAAGCCTGCCGTATCGCCATCCAAATCCGGTCAAAATCCTTATTAACCGTATCCGCCAGTAGGTCGCCGTTATCTTGATAATCTGTTGTTCGCGCTGCGGGAATACTGCGCTCAAGCATTACGGTACCGCCCGCCGCTGGCGCAACAAGAAAGGTCACTTCACCGCCGTTTACAGTACCAACGCCGGATATCGTAAATCCGGTAGTTACAGCCACCCCATCGATGGAAACCGCCAGATCGCCAGCTTGCAGGATATAGAACTCATACGGGAAAACAGTGGTAACGCCGTTGGCGGTGTAGATGTTATAGGGGGTTTGCTCTGGAACAGCCATGGTGTCAGCCTCAGATTAGTAGTCTGTGGCGACCTCGCAATCGCCATCGTATGGCTGCCAATTTTCACGCGCTCCAGCGGTCGGTTTCCCGACCAGTTTCCCTATGCGTACAGGCGTCTGACTGATTGCTCCCGCACCGGAATCAATATAGTCGTCCGGTTGGTCGGTTACTGCTGGGTTGAAATCGCGCATTTGGTCATACATCGGGCCGTCGAGTACATCGCTGTGCGCCCACAGGAATTTAGACGAAAGCGGAGCCTCGAACGCATCAAGAATTCGCTTCTGTTTGTTGGTGGTGGAAAACTCTTCTTGAACGCCGCACCCGGTACCTTTCAGTGCCTGACGCAGCAGTTTTCCGGCGAACGATCCGGGGCCGTTTACTTCAACGACAACGCGGGGGATTTGATATTTAGTCACCAACTCACGAATCTGTACAACCTGCCCGCCGACAATCTTGTCCTTCTCGTCGAACTCGGCCAGTTCGCCCGTCAGTGCCTGGCAGACGTGCCAATACAAATGCCCTCGCGCATCGGTAAGCATTAAAGAAAACGCGCTGGCGTCGGCCTTCACTTTTCCGCTGGCAACGTCCCACCATGCAACAGCTCCAACGATTTGCAGATTACCCAGCCACATTGAACAGCCGCCATTTGCATAGCGTACCTCTGGCTGCACGGCATATTCACGGATGCGATCGGGGTTAAGGCGAACATCACCAACTGGTTTACTGTGCAGCTGATACTGGCTATCCCACTCATTTATCGTGCGGGTTTCTTTCCTGCGTTTTAGCATTTCTTTACGCGTGAATCGATCTGGCCATTCGCACCCTGCGTAACAGTCCACCAGCATATCTGGCGGCTCAGCAAACTCTATGCCGTACGCTGTCAGTTGGTAATCAACACCCTCAGTCAGAAGACGTGCGCCATTATGTATGCCGACAAAAACATACTCAGGGCAAAAATTTATCAGGTAGCGTGTTTTTTGGGCTTTCTTTTCTTCGATCCGGTATTCGTGATGGAACAATTTTATCGTGAGGCAGTCAGCGCCCATTTTCTCCACCTCATCATAAAGGCTATCGTGGGTATGCGGCGTACCGATATAGAGCTTGCGCCCACCCGGTACCAGAATGTGAGTTTGTTCGCCCAGCCGGTACCGGAGTTTTTCACGCGCCTCTGGCGTCTGGATATTGCGCGGCACTTCCACGTCATCATTCTGGCACTCGTCGGCGCGTGCGGATGTCACGTTGGATAGAATGCCTTTGGCGTACATGCTGGCATTCCGTTTATCCAGCGCGTTATTAACCCACCATTGTTCAACGGTTCCCTGCCCGTCCGGTAACATGCCTTTGGTCAACGGATGATTGCGGATCACGTTCTGCGTGTCGCGGCTGGTTTTGTATGCGGTACCGTCAGACTCTGACTGGTGGAGAATTCGATAGGTGTTGTCGCGGTAATAACGCCACGCGTTATACACAGCAAGAATCGTTGATTTACCGAAACCACGAAAGCAGCGAAGCACCGCCAGATCGCCGCGATGCTCCAGCCAGTGGCAGGCGCGATAGTGGCAGTCCGGCACATCCCAGCCCATGCGCTCCGCCCATATGATGAAGAAAGCGACAAATGAGATCATTTGCCCTTCTGGATGCGCTCAATAATTGCCGCGGCTGCACGTTCTGCTTTTGCCACCTGCTGGCCTAACTCGAAAGCCTCATCATCGTTACCGCCATCTTTCGGCGTCCCTCCGCGCGTGTGAATACCGATAAGAGAGTGAACCTTAGTCAGTAACGTCAGCGTGGCCGCTGCGTTCTTCTTGAACCAGTACCGATCGCCGCGCTCCTGTTTGGTGTGTTTGTCGATAGTCTTGCCAGCCCCCGGCCAGTTATCCGGATCGGCTTCTGTCAGCACGGTATCGGTTAATTTATCGCTCAGTACGGTAAGGCGGGATTTGTAATCGTCGTGCATAATAAAAAGCCCCATGATAAACATGAGGCTATGATGCTATGGGTTAGTGGTCGGTTTTCTGACTATTAAGAATCATTGGTAGCATGGTTCACTTTTCTAGCTCCCTTATCTTTGCCGCATGCTCAAGTTTTTTTCTTTTTACCCACAACCCAATAAGGGAGCGACTATCAATACCATTGGAATATATAGGCTTGCATATACAATATATGTTAATTATCGATATGATCGCTAAATACCCGCACATGGCGGCGTCATTCTCATCGTAATATCTACGGGTAAAGAAACCGATAAAATACAAGGCAAAAAAAACCGAACATAAAACAACAACATTCAATAACGCAGCAACTGTTCTTAATTTCCCCAAAAGCCTAATTCTTGCCTCTAGATATTCAATCATATTCATCCTTATTGTGGCGTAACATCACCCGGGCTCCACCAGTATGTTTGATTAAATTCCCGCTGAGATCTGCGCTCCATTCGGTTAAGGTATCCCGGCGAAAAATACTCCTGCATCTGATTAAAAATCATATGATCTAACGCTGCTTTTGCATACCATAAATTTTGCCCCGGTATCAGACCCTTAACGAACTTAACAGCATCGCCACCTGTTTGCTCTGGTTTTCCCTCTACGGCATTAAGAGGTACACCCTGAATCAGTTTAATCGCATCATCAGCCAAGCCTGCGACGGGGCCAAGCATAGACGCCATCGCATCAGATCCGTAACGTGTATGATCTGAAAAAAGGAAGTCGCCATAAAGACCCAGCCCACCACCTTTAAGTAACGCATTAAGCCAGAACTGTGGGGCCTTATCGCCAAAGGCTTCACGGGGATTCCTCCCTGAAAGAATGTCGTTTATTTGCTGGGACATTGCACCAAGCACCGTTGTGCTAGCCAAAAATGCCGCAAGATACGCAGCTCGCCCACCAGCGGAAGGTGTGTTCATTGCTCGCGACCAGTGGCGCATAACCACAGCGATAGGGAATGATTTGAAAAGAAACACGCTGCGAACCAATTCCCCTTTCCACGTTCCGCGCTGCAATCCCGCCCCGGTAACCATTCTCTCCCTGGCTCCGGGTGAAATAACCGCCATGTCTACTTCTTCAGATACTGCCCCCAATAATTTACGCATTGCCTCAAAACGTGTCCGCTCAGGATTGGCAAACCCAGCAGCCTTTAAATCATCGTCAGCTATACGCATAATGCTTTCCGGCGTCAGCATCGCGTCATTACCATTACCCCAATCCTCTTTTTGAGCAAGTTTCCAGACTGACCAGTCACTCTCGCTAATACCTTTGCTGAGAAGTATTCTGTTATCCATAGCGTCAAGCGATGAAAGTGAGGCGTGCGATTTAGTTAAGTGACCTATACCCCCCATCATTGTGACGCCATAGGCGCGCTTGCTCGCATCAGACCAAGCAGATAAACCACTAGCCCGCATCACTGCATTAGCAGTCCAGCGTGATACGGATGGTCCCATATTGTCCGTAGCCCACCGATTAGCGCTTCCAATAAGCGTTTCCATCGCCAAACCAGCGCGACGGGCAAGCCGCAACTCATCTTTATTTGTCGGATTTAATGCCGCCAGTTGGTTGCGTAACAGTTGCGACATAGGCAGGTTATTAACCCGCGCGGTAAGGTACATGGTACCGTTATCTGATAATGATGAAACCAGCGCGGAGCCCAGGCGCGAGGCAATTAACCAATTGCGCACATTATCTGACCATCGCGCAATGTCCGGGTTAGCTATTGGTTGCGTTTTACCTGCCACAAAATTATAGAGGTTTTCAGTACTCTCGCTCAGGCGTTTAACGCCCCCGGCACGGCTGGGGTTTTCTGTTGCGGTTCTACTGGTTAACTCATCCAGCAGCGCACGGAAAACATGATCGGGATTGGGCCCATAGGTTTCAACCAGAGCAATATCCTTGCTGATCCCATCAATGTGATTAACGAGAATATCCCACAGTGATTTTTCCCCAAACCGCTGCTGATAATCCAAATACGATTCAGCATCTTTGAAATGTATTTGCCGTTCCGCACTTCCTCTGTTTGCGCGCGCGCCAGAAACCCTGAGACCTTTATCACTGAGTTTGTTTAACCCGCCAGTGGCTATAGTGTTATAGGCGTTACCAAGAAAATCGCCGATCTCCGCGTCTGTCATTGGTTCGCCGTTCTCTTTAATGTACTTATTGCGGTCAAGCTTCCCAACAACGAACCCCACCCACTCACTTTGTGAGGCCTGAGCAACCTTATCCATTGAGTGGTGTTGTGGTAATCCCCAATCTTCTAAGTATCCAATATCGCCACCAGCATCATTAAAGCGAGTGCGGAGTAACTCTGATACCCGCTTCCACGCCTGCGCACCCTTCTTTGCCCTGCCGTTTCTGGAGTCCTGCCCACGCATTTCATAAATTAAATCACGGACGCCCTGGCTATCCTCAAATAGCTGAAAAAATCGCGGATCAATCGCTTCGAATAATTCTTCTAGCTGACTAAGCGCATAATCACGGGTTGCCTTTGCCCGAGACTCCACAGAAAGAAAACGGGATTTACCATCTGCGTGAAATGCTATTGTGCGATTTAATGCCTCCAGCGCGCCATCCTTCCCCTTGTAGTCTTTGATATGGGCATCCAGCCTCTGACGCGCCGCAATAGTTAAAGCCACGCGACGTTTTTTTAATAGTGCTTCCCGACCCAATTCATCGGCGGCAAGCTGCCCCGCGCGGCGCATTCTTTCCGCTTCACTCATAGCGCGCCATGACGCGGGATCGTTTCGTGCCAGATTACGCATATTTTTAACGATCCGGTCTTCAATCCCCTGAATTTCAGCTGCTGTTAATGACCGCTGTGATGCCGTTTTTACCGCCTGAATACATTCATCTCTCATGCTCTTATCTCCTGAGGAAGCAACTTACTGCCACCTCAAATAGGCTGGCGTCATTTTTCGCGTTCTCTATGTCCCTATTTGCAGCATCCATTAAATCCGATGCTTTAATAACCGCCGTACTGTCGTCAGGGTTAATTACGTGAACTTCAAGATCTGGATTTTCAGTCACTGCGCGTTCGGCATCGCGTATATCGTTATCGATCCCGTTAATGTCGCTTCTTTCGCTCCCGGTTCCTCTGGAGGTGCTGAGAGGTGTATCTTGCGCCACTATTTCCCTTGGTCGAGGTTTGGGCGTGGAAAAGAAATTTAGCCCAGACGCCTCGAATTCCCCCTGCTCCCCCTGGCGACGCGACAACTCTGAACGTGCATTGTAAAAGCGCCCACCTGGTGAACTATCTGATAGGGTTTTACGTTTTACGGCGAGATCATTCCCCAGTTGCTTTATCTGGTTATCAATCTGGGTAAGTTCATTTTTTTTAATTCTTGAACCACTGCTGTTACTCGCGCGCCTATTGGTCACGTCAATGCGCTGCTCTTCCAGTTTTGAAATGGAGTATTCAAGGTTGTGAATGTCCTGCCGTAGGTTATTCCGTTCACTCCGTGGAATTACTTGTGAAGCCAGAGACGATAAGTTTTCTTCTTCCAGAATCCGAGCGGTAGCCCCTTCATCATATAAGCCAAGCGCCTCACGTACGGCAGTGGAGGATAGATTTTGTTTTGGTGTTTTTTGTAGAAATTGCGCCCCATCAAGTAATGAGCCGACATCAACGGAATGCCCGGCCATAATATCGGACATGGCCTTATTCATTGCGGCAGCATGAGCATTACGAGAGAGAACATTAACAGGAACGCCAGGCGAAACGGTCACTTCACGGTTTAAGTGAGAGCTGGTAGTTAATGCGGCTGACACCTCTTCTGAAGTAACATTGCGAACAGGTACGCTTTCCCCCCTGCTATTAATAAAACGCCCCAACCCACCAAAAGCGATGCCTAAAATGGCATCTGTAGCAAGTGACTGCCGATCCATTACATCGTACTGCTGCGCCATCTCTGGATACCCACCTCGTCGTAACACGTCAGCGGATAGCCCACGCTGTGCCATCCCCATAGTTACGTTTGCGCCAGCAGAATAAAAAACATCAGGTGCCGCGCGAGCAATTGGGGCTAGAATGTTTCCTACTACACTCCCGCCGGACGCCAGCGCAGAACCAACACCTTCAGCAACAGCGCCACCAGCACGTAATCCAAGCGACATTGGAAGAATGGCACCTAAGGCCGCCGTTCCACCCGTTACAAGCGCCTTATCTACTGCCGTGCCAAAATCCACCTTGTCGGCAATTGACTTTTCATAATCAGAAAAACCCTGCAAAGTGCCGACAGCGGCGGCGGCTCCGGGGAGCCCACCGAGCAAAGAGCCCGCTACAGCCTGCCCACCTATCTGTGAAAGCGAGAATAAAACTTGTCCCGCCGTGCCAGTTGTCCCAGGATCTGGTGTTAAACTTCTGACCTGTCGCTCCGCCAGCCTGCGTTGTTCTTTGATGAATGATTCAGATGTGTCGCTCACCCCAAGCGAATCATTGACAACGCGAGCGATAGGAGTAACGACAGTATCAACACCGCCCCACGCCACTTGATCAGCCTGAGTTATGCCAGCGTAAAGCCCTTTGAATGGCGCAGTAAAAGCACCATCAAAAAAACCCACATCACTTTTCTTACCAATTGGATTCTGTGCCGCAACATCCAACATCTGGTTTTGATCTTCTGGAGAAAAATAGCTCATTGAGGGATATCTCCAGCAAATCGAACCTTAGGCCGAGTCAAGTCAAGGATGATGGGAGCACCCTTATTGTCGTACAGATACCCAGCGCCGAGCTTTATCAGGTATTGGCTGTCGCCATAGCTTTGTAGTCCATATTGGCCGGATGGCGCTGAAACGCCAGCATCAATAACTTGCGTCTTCCATGCTCGATTAACTTCATTATTGAATTGATCTTCTGACATCCCCCACGGCAATAAGACTTTCCCTTGCCCGTTGTAGTCATAGATCCCGCCCGTCGCCACGTCAATCGCCTCACGCCAGAGTGTTCTGTCATATTCGCCTGAAACATCACCCTTGCGGCTTTTCACTCCAGCATAATAATCTTGCGCGGTTTGATATATCTTCTCGGCAGCAAAGGAATTCCCCGCCGTAACTCCGTGCAGTTGGCTGGCGAACTCTGGTCGAAGATCTGTATCCTTTGGCATCGGAATACCTTTTAGCCCGTTCTTTTCTCTTCGTGCCTCAGCTCCTTCCAAAATGGCTGTAGCGGCCGTTGAGGGGGAAATATCATCCGCAACCCGGCCTGATTTATCCATAATCATTCCCGCTGCCGCCGCTGACGGTGCGCCCTGAGATATTTGCTGTAACGTGGTGGTGTAGGCTTTTGTGTCACCGCCAGCCCCCCGGCGTATCGCATCAAGAATCGCGGCTTTCTGGCTTGCTGGCGCTGTTTCCATTAAGGTACTAAGCTGCTGCGCCTCCTGTGGCCTGAGTAACTTTTTAGGTACGGCGATGCCGACATTCTGCTGTAAGGCAGAAAGCGTGTCAGCTCTGTCAGCCAACTGACTCGACAGTAATTCAGCGTTACCCGATAGATCTAAGGGTTGAACTTCTTCACCGATACGATTTTGTGCAAAGCTAACAGGGTCATCTGCAAACACTTTGTTATTGGCTTGCACGGCTCTATCCAACATATCTAGTCTGCGATAGTCGGCAATCGTGCCGCCTTTTTTATTCAACTCTGCCGACAGCTGACTAACATAATTAGTGGATTCAAGAGGACCCTTGCTGATCACTTCTTGAATTTGCGGACCAAGGCTTAATAGCTCCTTAACTTCACCCTCCGAACTGGTTCCCCTCGTCGCAGTAATGACTTTATCTTGCAGTTCGGCGCTAACTGTCTTACCAGCGTAAATCAAGGGGGCAACAGAATTTACCGCTCGTAATGCCAGCGCTTCGCGCTTCGCCTCTGCCGCTGCTGCTTTCGCTTCTAATCGGGTCTGATAGCCCATAGCTTGATTCAGTAGTGCGTTACGCTTATCCGGGTCGAGTTTGTCAATGTAGAATCCTTTTTCGGATGTGAGCTGGTTACTAAAGTCAGACAGCGCACCGCCGTTATTTCTGGCCTCCATCAGCTTCTGCTGAGCCTGATTAAACCAGTTTTTATCCACAAAATTCTGGCGCACTTTCGACCATTGAGAACCGTACGCTAATCGCCCTTGCTGCTCATAAGCGGCGGACATGGCATTAATTTTTTCGATATCCGCACCGGGGTAATTGGTTAGCTTACCCAGCTTATCCAGCCCACTATCTACCTGATCGCGCGCTTCAATTTTTAGCGCTGCACGGGCGTACCCCTGCGCAGTAGTCAGCCCGTCTGATTCGTAGCGCTTTAATCCACCTTCCGCCACCTGCGTTTCTGCAATACCCAACCCTGCAAACTGAGGTTTATCAAGTTTTGCCACGGCTTCGTGATAGACGTTCTCCACCTGGTCAGCACGCAACGTCCCATCTTCCACCTGTTGGCGTATGGATTCATTAACGTCTTTCAACTTGATCTGATAATCAAGCATCGATTCACCGGCGCGGGCGCGGACAACGGCGTTAACTTCTTGCTTTGCATCCTCCGCCAGCCCCGCCACAGCTTGCCCTATTGCCCCTGTCCCGCTTACGTTAACTCGCGTCGGCTGTGGATTAGGCACTGCGTTGCCAAAATTGCCCGTTGGTATGCGCATCAATTAACCCCCATGTTGCTGAACATGTTGTTAGAGGACGCGCCGGAGCTAGTTGTTGTGGTTGTAGTGTTTGCCCGTTTCCACCCGGAATAAGCCGTTCCCCCAGCCTGAAGCAGTGAAGATCCTGCACTGATGTAGCTCGATGTCGCTGCGTTACGCCCGCTAATTCTGTCGGCCTGCCCCTGCGCTCGATATCGCGCGGCTGCATCCTGCCCACCAAGGACCGTCATAGTTGCGTCCTCTTCAGCGTCGCCAGTGATGCCGGACGTAATCCGTAACGCGGTACCCTCTCCTGTTTCAACGCCAGAGGCGGCATACGCGGCGTTTGCCTGTGCCGCCTGTGCCGCACCAGCCTTGCGAATCTTCTCCGCCTGTACCCGCGCCGCTGCCGCTGCCGCATCAGCATCCGCTTGCGCCTGGTCTGCCTGATAGTCAGCCATTTTTTTCTGCTGCATACCGCTTGCTGTTGCGGCACCAGCCGCCAGCACGGACGATGCAACCAACGCTATTTCTACACCAGTACACATCGTTAACCTCCCATCGAATACAACGAGCCGGTGCGCTGCAAGCCAAGCCGTTGATACAGATCGCCGGTGCGATCTTCATGAACACCGGTAGTGATACCCATGCGAATCTCCACGACGCCACGCTCTTTCGCCCAGCGGACAAATTCTTTCACCAGTCGATATCCGGCACTGCCACCGCGCTGGTCAGCATCAATAAATACGCCGTACTCAAACGCCATGCGGTCATGAGAAAACCAGAACGGAGCAATGCCACCCGCCATCCAGCCGATAATCTCCCCATCTTTTTCTGCCACCAGCACAGCGCCATACTCCGATGCGATCAGCTGGTCGGCCAGCCCGGCGCACTTTTCTACGTCGAACGATAAATTTCGATAACTGGATTCCTGATGCATTCGCATCCCCAGCAGCACCAGCGCCGGGATATCTTCTTTTGTTGCCTGTCGAATCACGGTTAGCCCCCGTTACTGGTAAATGTGATAATTATCGCCAGCAGGTGGAACGGTAATGGCTGTCGCTGCTGGATGAGTAAAGAGTCTTCGCCTTTTTCCCAGCCGAGTTTTCCCCAGGAATGATCACCAGTGAAAAGCGGTGCGGGTTTATTCAGGATTTGGGGGCCGAACTGACGGAACGGGATAACCTGCCCGTTACATTCCGCACCTGTGGTTTCAAGGAAGCGCATGGTTACTTCGCTGGTGCGCTTCTTCGCGTTTTGTGTCGTGCCCTCGGTTGTTGCAACCTCAGGCGTCAGCGTCTCAATTGATGTGTCGTAATGCAGGCCGATTTCTACATGCTTAGCGGCGCGGGATAACGTGATTTGTCCCGCGCTAACCGTTTGCTGAGGCATCACACTACCGTCAGCCACGATATCAACAGCCTTTCCGTTAAGGTGCGCGAGTCCAGACCAGACCGCAGCGCCTGCATCACTGACGCCCGTCACTGCGGAATCGGTGTTAAGGTGGGTATCAAGCATTTCCACGTAGCGAACCGCAGCGCCGTTTACTTCGCGGCTAACAATCACGTAAACCACATCGTCTGTTTCTGACGGGATGGACGCTACCGACTCGAAATTTCCGTCAGTTATCTGGCGCGACCACGCGATCACGTCTTGCCCACGATCAACCGCCATCGTTACCAGTACGCCATCGTTACGAACCAGCCAGATAAACGAATCGGGCTGCTGCTGGTAGGCCATCTCCGTTACGCCGCTTTCAGTAATATGCTCAGACAGGATCGACATATCGTTAGCTGAGTACGCGACATAGCTGTCAGGGTCATATGCAACCGCGAATATCTTCCGGCCAGCGCGCTGAGCAAACATAATTTCAGTACCGACACGGATCGGGCGAATGTTATTGCATCCGTAAGGGCTGGGGTTTTTTACGGAAATATTGGTTGGCGTAATAGCTGAGTCACTGCCAGCCGTTAACGTAAACTCGCCGCCGTACGTCAGGGCTATTAGTGTGTTCATCTGCGCCAGATGCACAATAGGGTTTATCTGGTCAGACGAAACCGTAAATGACATAGCGTCATCATCTTCAGTGCCGATCTCAAAGCTGAGATAGGAGCCTGTTTCACTAAACCAGACAGTTTGCGGATAGCTGGGGGAGCCAGCGAAAACTAACCGCTGCTGGTAAAACGTTACCGCGCCGGGGTAGCCTAATTCTTCCGACCATACGCTATCCTCGCGAGTCCATGCGCCTGGTGATGCTGCTTGCGTGGCGCTCAGGTCTGAACGAATCACACCCTTTGCAACCTGTGCGCTTTCAACTGTGTTTATCAGCACCAGTCCGGTATTTATTCTGACGTAAGAACCTACGTCAGCGGCCACCCATCCGGTACCAGTAAAAGCCTCACCTTCTTCGTCATCGGATAGCGTTAACGTAATGGCTGAGCCGACAAACTCCTTAACGGACGGCTTGCACCATTTTTCTGGTGTGTCTCGGATTTCTTCAAACGGTCTAACGATGAAAGGCGCAGCCTCTAACACCCATTCAGTTTGCCCTTTACGCTGCAAGCGGAACGGCGGAACCTCTTGGTGAACCAAAAACATTGTGTCGGCGCTTTGAACGAAACGAACCTCTGCCAAATCCTCAGACAGGTACGGGCTTTCGATTTCGTAAGGCGTGTTGTCATCCTTAACGATCTGCGCGCCGTTCTGGTAGAAGCGCACATATCCGTCGCCAAACTCAAGCATGTAAGCCTGAGATCGGTTGAACACAAAAGGAATGAGGCGCGTTTTCTTGTCAGCGTGTTTCGTCGCTGCACAAAAACGGGTACCAGCCCGACGCATTACGCCACCGTGAATAACACAAACCGCATTTTCTACACGCTTTGCGCCGTTGGCGTACCGGGCAATATCAACACGCCCCATGAGGCGCGGGGAAATCTCCCCCGCTGTGAAGTTGGTTTTTATAATATTGGCGCGCATGACTAAAACCTCGCATCCATAGTGGGGTAGCCGCCGAGTTCTTCAGGTGGTTCCTCTTGCCCGTCTATCGCTTTGGCTTGGCGCAGCAAATAAGCCGCCTCTTGCGTCAGCGTATCGCGCAGGCTGGCCGATGCTGTTACCGCGTAGGCGAGTTTCGCGGACATCGTTGCTTCGGCTAAACCGACCAGCGCAGAATCCCACGTCGATTCATCTTCATTTCGGAAGATGTAACGCAGATCTATAACGCCGATGTTCGCCAGCAACTTTCGCCCCTCTATCCGGTAGCGAATGTCGTCATGCTCATCACCAACTGACAGAATGCGCAGCAGGTCGCCAGGCAGCGGGAATTGATACGAAAACCCAAACGCGGGCGGCGTACTGGACGGGGAAAGGACCACTCGTTTAACCGCGCAATTCCACGGATGTTTACGCAGCAAATCATCACGAACCGATGGGTAAATGTTTGAGCAAAGGCGTGCGTGGCTTGTCGCTTCATCGAAGCTGTTGATTGGGTTAGCGCCAAGCGCCAGAAGTGCATTTGAACAGATGGAAACACTGGAAGCCATGAGCGTTATCCTTGAATAAAAAAGCCGGGTGTTACCCCGGCAAGGGCGCTGGCGTTAGGCGACGAAATCGATCGCTACGACTTTCTTTTCGTTGGCGCGGCCTGCGCCGTAAGACGCATCCACAGAGATCTGAATGGTGTTGTTTTTGTCACGGCGTGGGCCGATATCCGTGTTGTATTCAGCACCAGTACCGAAATGCACAGCAGACTTAGCCCACGCAACAGCGGTTTTCGTGGTGACGGCTTCAGCGGTAACAGAATCAAGCGCTTCATACGCCAACCACTTAAAGCCCAGCCAGTTGTTGGATAACGCCCCTTCCTGAAGCATCTTCACGGCCATAAAGTCGGCAGAGGTCAACGTTGTGTCACTCAGAATTTGCGTCAGCATGTCGGCGTTGTACGTGATGTACAGATCCTCGCCGTTCTGCTCGTCACATTCGTTACGGCGAAACATGGCTTTCGCTGCAATCAGCTTGCCCTTTGTTAAGCCCGTACCGCCCGCGATAATCTTCTGAGACGCTGGCAACGCGACATTGGTAAACGCGCCGTTGTTCTCCGTCTTGCGCGGCACGGCATCCAGTAATCCACGATAAATAACCGTGTCTTTGCGGCGGTTGGCGGCGGCCAGCGTCAGTTGAAGATACGGCCCCTGAGGATCGGCAATCAATTTACGCAGATCGCGCTTTTCTACCGGCACGAATACGCCGTAGTCCGCCATGAGCGCATTACGGGTACCGGCTTCAGGCACATCCCAAACCGTGTCACCAAATCGCGTGGTGATGGCGTTCATTTCGATGGTGCCCATGTCGTTGACCGTGAACGACGCACCGGTGATTTGCCCGCGATCGTGCACAGCAGCTTGCAGACGGGAGTCCTTTTGCTGCGATGCAATTTCAAATGAGTCATGAAACTGCTGCACAAACGCAGCGGTGATCATGTTTTTATTGGCATCAAAAGCCATGATGTACACTCCAAATCTGTTTCGCCTGCGGGGTATCGATTTCTCGGCCCATTACATCGACTGCTTGGCGTTTACAGGCGACGGGAATCAGGTATCCGGCTACCACGCCGGGCTGGTGGAGTGATTTTGCAGAGTGTGCGCGGTCGGTTTCCCGACCAAATGAAAAAGCCAGCGGTTAGGCTGGCTCTGTGTGACATGTCACGGCATTATGCTACTGGCTGATCGCCGTAGGTTTTTGCGTAATAAGCCCGGACGCGCGCTGACACTCGTTCGTGATCTGCGTGTTTCGGGTTCGTGTAGGCTTCCGTCTTCATCAGGTCGCGGACGCTCTGTTGCTCTTCCAGATTCACTTCTGTACCGACAGGGGAATCCTCCTGCATTTCTTTACCGACTTTCGCCAGCATGCGGATAACCATCGGGTTATTGCCGATCGCGTTAATGTCGTCGCCATCTTCCGCGAGTGATTTAAACGCACGGTACGCCAGCCCAATGTTTTGCTTGAATTCCGCGTCGGTTTTCCACGTTTCTTTAAGCGCGGTTGCGGCCGCTTCCTGATCCAGTTCTGCGGCACCGTTAACCAGTCCGCCAGCGCGCTGCATGTATTCACCCAACACGAAACCAAGCTGATCGTTTGTCAGTCCTTTTGCGTGAGCGGATTTAAGAAAACCCTGCATTTCAGGATCGGATTTGAATTCTTCCCAATTAAACCCTTCGGCCTCAACCTTAGGCGCGTACTCATCAGCCGTTTTAGGTGGCACATCCCCACTACCGAATCGCTTTTCTAAGCCCGCGTGTGCTTCCGCCAGTTTCCGCGCAGAGCTTTCAATATTGAGTTTTCCGTCTTCGCCCATAACACGGAATTTTTCTGGCACCCAATCAGACGCGCCCTGTTGCCCCTGAGCGCCAGACCCAAGGATTGAGCCGCCACCATCACCGCCTGCACCATCAGCAGCGCCGCCGCCATTACCACCACCATCAGCGCCAGCGTCAGCATTCATGAGCGTATATTTAATCTTCCACCACATCGTCACTTACCCCATCAGCTTCGTTGAGCCTGCGTAAAATAAAATCGAGCACATCGCGTCGCCCGGCGTTAAAACATGTCTGGCGATCACCCTCAGGGCCGCCCTTCACAAAAACCGCACCACCGAAACGGCGGGTTAGCTCGTCAAGCACCTCCGCGCCGCCTGGTGTTTCTTCAAAAATGCGTCTGTAGTCCTCTGGTCGCACCTGCTTTAGCATTACTGGTTACCTGCCATCTGTTGAATGATTGACGTCCCAGCCTCTTTCCCTGCTGCGCTGGCGGCTTCCTGCCCTGCCTGCATCATCATTTGCTGCTGTGCCGCCTGCTGCTGTGCCTGCGCTCGTTGGTCGCGCAATGTGACAACATCATCAGCACTGCGAATAACTTTGGCTGGAACGCCTAGCGCCTCAGAAATCACGCGCGTAGCCTGGTCGGTGTCTATCAAGTCGGTTACCTGCGGGTTGATTTGCGCCAGTTGAGCCATGTTTGCACCGAGGCGCTCAATAGCTGTTACGTCCTCCAGCTTTTGCGCACGCGCCAGCGGTGAGATATAGCGAACATTGAAATTGGCCTGCTGCATGCTGTCTGGCATTTGCGGGAATACGCCAGCGCGGAACGCGATACCGAAACAGCGCTCAACGAGGGGTTGAAGGTATTCAGCTTGGAAGCGTCCATAGACAGGACCGAGCAATTGACGAATTAGCGCTACCCGCACATGAACTTCCGTAGCTGTCATTGCGGGGCCATTCTGCGGCTGGAGCTGGTCAGCCATCAGAATCTTGCGTATCTGCGCCTGTAGCCGTTCCTCTGCCGTAAATGCGACGTTGAAATCTGCGCCAGTCAGAAGTGGTTTCATACTGTCTACGCTGTTGGCTACGATAATCCGACGCGGGCCCACCTTGACGGTGCGAGGATTCAGAACGCCATCATCTTCCGCAATCCACATACCGGAAATAGCCAAATCCTGCGCGGCTTTCTCCATGCGTTTAATTTCGTTCAGCTCTTTGCAGTCCGGCAACGCATCGTAAACAGGTCCGACGCCGTACGGGTTGCCCGGTATTTTCATCCAGCGCGGAACAGCGACAGGAAATTCGTGATAACCAGACTCACGCGCCGTGCGCTTCTCTGCCACTTCGATGTGATACGACGCAAAGCGCATATTCTTTGCGAGTCGCGCATCAACCACGTAACTCTCACGCGGGAAAATTGCGTGAATAAAATCGAATTTGGTGTCGGGCTTTTTCTTCGCAGCGTCCTTGATTCTGTCGCTCAGCTTACCTTCGCCAAACTCCTTCACAGCCTGTTCAGCGGTGAGTGGATAGCAGCGGTAAACTGTATCTACGATGCCATCACGGCGGCTGGACGTTGCGTATACTTGCGGCAGCGGCCACTGCTGGAATGTGTAGCCACCTTCTTCCCTATCCTCATCGATATACAGCGCAAACCAGCCAGCGCATACGACATCGAGGCATGATTCATACGCTTCCGCGTCGAAATTGGCTGCGTGAATGTTTTCCCACACCAGCGTTGCGCATGTAGACAGCCATGACTTTTCGTCATCCGTCAGGCTTTCGCTGTTTAAATCCAGCCACTGTGCGTTAGCTGGCGTCATGCCAGACATAAGCGAAGAGGCCAGAATTCTGGCGCTATCAGTCGCGGTGCCATCCAGCAGCTTTGCGACTTTCGATCTCGCACTCTGCGCATCCAGAACGTCAGATGAGAAACCAGCGCCGCGCAGCGGATAGGTGTAGTCGTAGCACTCACGCCACACCGCCTCATTCGGCTGACGAATAGCCTTGAGTGAATCGGTACGCCGGATCAGCTTTGCGGCAATATCATCCATCATTACGCCCCTAAGTTGCTTTTACCGCTTGCGCCACTCGATAGCAGTGATGTGTTGCTGTCCGCTGCCCCTTCTGCGCCGTTAGCCAGCAAAGACGACCCCTTTTTGCGCTTCTTGCGTGCTGCCGCGTCCGCGTTGGCTGATTTGGCCGCAGCGTCTGCTGCTGCTGCCGCGTCTGCCTCAGGGTTGCTCTGCACTACGCTTGGCGTTCCTCCGCACATAGCGATCCCCTTACTTGACCAGCCAGCCGCGATCGGTGAGGACGGGCGCTGAAAAGGTTTTGCGCTGGCCGTCTTCTGTCACGATTGCTGCTGTGGCTGTGGTTGGTTGGTTAGTGGTCGCTAATTTGACCAGTTCGATAAAGTCCAGGCAGTTAGTTAGCGGGTTTTCGTGCTCATCAATAAAACCGTAGGCTTCAAATTTAGTGATGATCTGGAATGCTTCAGCGCTCAAGCCTGAAAGCGCTTCGTTTCGCGCCGCGATAGCTTCTGGTGTTAGCGTCGCCGCAGGGCTGCCACCCTCTGCGGTAGCGGCTCCCGCCACCGTTAGCACCGTGGCGCCAGCGGTGGCGGCGTGTAACTGTTCCTGTGTGTTGGCTGGGATGGAATTTAGCAACTTAACGTCAGATGCCGTTTCGTCACTTGCGGGAGCGGCTCCCGGCGTTTCTATCTGCTTTTTAGGTCGAGCCATAATTGCGTCTCCTGTTTGAGAGACGCAATTGTTTCTTGTCTAGCGGTCGGTTTCCCGACCAATTAGCGTGAGTTAAAAACCCAATACTGCCGGTAAATAACTGTCGGTACCTTTGCCCGCTCTAACCCTGTTGTTTTGCACCACAGGGCAAGCAAGGCTTCACCGTCTCCGTGTTTCGGTTCCGCGCCTGATTTCCAGCCCAATACGGCAGATTTCGATACACCCAATTCCCTCGCTACGTGATGCGTTGCCATCCCTGTTCGTGTGATATCGGTAATAACGCGAAACCAATCGATTCTGAATGTCGCTACGAGGGGCATTTTTACCCCCCTAAACGCGCGCGTGCGCGAGAGTGATCGGCAGTGTTGCGCGCAATCTGAATTTTCGAAAAGAGACATAAACAGAATTTTATTCTTTTCACCCGCCTGAGCGGTTCGCACTTTTCAGCACAATATGCTTTCTCTATGCACAGGATAAAAAACTGAATCATCGAATTTTCTCCTCATCGATTAATATCGCCAGAGTTCGCATCACCCCTTCTGCGTGAAGATGGCGCGCTGTTTCTGTATCGATGTGTCGTGTCCTGCGGTCTATTTCGTCGTGGCACGCGCTACACGCCCACGCGCCCTGGATGTCTGGAGGTTTGATTCCGGTGCCGCAGGTTCCCGCAAGGCGGTAATGAGCGAGTACTGTTGTTTCGGGGTTGAAATTGCACACGCCTGGTATGCGAATCTGACAATCGCGGCCGCGTGCCTCTTTTTTGAAATTGGTCACGCTTCCCCCTCATCAATAGTGCAGGTGAATGGTTCGCATGATTCAGAACATGAGCCTGAATCATAGTTGCGACCAGATCGCAGACGCCCGGCCAACTCATCACGCTCATACATTGAAAACATGCCAATGACGCCGAGGAATGTGTTTTTTTTGCGGTACATTTGCAGGTGGCGGCCAATTCGATTCTCTTCGATCCTGACCTGATCTGATGTCAGTGCGGACCAGTAATCTTTGGCTAGCTGTGGTTCGTCCATTGCTGCAAGAGCAATTTTGGGAAGTGACTTTTTAATGCAGAAAACGCAGTTACCCAGATGCTCATCGATTTCTAAATCGAATGATTGGGCAGCCCACCATGAAATAATGTCGGATTTTGTGTATTCAGAGACTTCAGCCAAGTAGTACAGGTTTTCGTTAACTTTTGATTTCAAATGCTTAAACAGTCGATCTGCCAAATCTTCATGAAACCCGTTATCTCCACGGAGGTACGCATAACCCACGGCGTCTGACTCTCGTACTTTGCTAATTGCGTTAATAAAGATGGTGCTGATTTCATCGCGTGCGTACCCCTCCCCATCTAATGATTCGTAGTTTTTATCCCCCCATAACCGAGCGGGTTCATCAAAACGAATACCCAGCCAGGTGTTATATTTTTTCCGCCCGAAATGATCCTTGCAGTAATGCTGATATGGGGCTTGCTTCATTCTGTCTGTGCATCGAGCGCCACCAATAAATGGCGTTCCGTACTTCTCCAGCATTCCGATCCACGCTTCCATGTCAGGAATCAGCTCATCCTGATTTATAAGGCGATACGTTGATGCTTTCCCGTGCTGCGGGTTGTATACAACGCGAATCAGGGCAATCGGTATCTCCCACTCATTGATAATGTTTCGTATAAAGTCGTATGTGCCAGGATGTTCCAATCCGGTATCCATAAACGCATGGACAACCTTCTCATTACGATAGAATGCGTGGGTTTCCATCATGTTTGATAGATACCCTGACGTTCTCCCGCCCGAGCAACTAACAACGTTGATTAGTCCGTTGTTGACCACCTCGCTTATTTTTCTCACGCAGCGTACTCCAGCAGTTGCGCGGCTGCGTTTTCTGCTGCCTGCGGTGTGGGGAATGTGCGATAGAGGATGTAATTCCAGAGGACGTTTAAGACAGCGCTGTACAGTTCAGAGAATTCAGTCTCGTCCATTTTTGCAAACGAGATAGATTTAGGTTCACGGCGTACGCTGCCATCGGGCATCAGGTATGAGACATAGAAATCGGCTTCGATTGTCGCCCATGCGCGAAACGCTTCAAACGACTTAACCGCGCTGATATTGCCTGCCCGTTTTTTTGCTGCGTCATCCAGATATTGGTTTGCCAGTTCTTGCAGTGTTGATTCATGCCCGGCGTGATAGGCGACCCATTTTGCAAAACCAGACACCAGCGCTTTATCGGCTGGTGATATTGCTCCGCCTTTTGGTTCCCAGTATTGGAATCCAAGATTTAAGAGCGAGAAGAATTTACGGTGAAATTTCGGGTTTCTTACTTGCTTGATATCGGCAGAAACAACCGCGCCAATTTTTAGTTTATTGACGTAGTCTTGAGAGTCAGAAGCGAATGGGACTAATGCCCCACTAGCGGATTTTACAAACGAAAACTGTGCCATCTTATTTCCTCAGATTGGCACAGCAGCTGTCGGCGTCGGGTGTTCAATCCGACATGCTAATTATAGCGTATTTCCGTTACTGGAAACAATGTTATAACCAGCTAATTTAGCTAAATCAATCAACGCGTTAAACGTAGTTACATGCTCATTTTCGGCAACAATGCGAATGCTTGTGACATCACCGTTTTCACATGTGATTAATACTCTCCCGCTTTCAGGGATAGATTTAATTACTAAATCAATATCAATCACTTAGCCTCACTTTTTCACCAAATAACTTTGTGACCAATTATTACACAAAATAACTGTATATTTAAACAGTGTTTTTGCGATTTATTTGATCATACTAATTATTTACTATTAATTTCATTTCATGCCAACCAGTTGTATTCCAACATGCAGAATCACCGCTCATGCAACATGAATCCACGGGCAGCGACTCACCGCATTTCCCACGACATTGGCGATTGAGTGACTTGATACGCTGGCGCACTCTGGCGTCATCCTGCCGTATAAGCATCTGGATATACTCGTCCATATCGTACGGCTCTTTGCCTGGTCGCCGCGCAGCACAATTCCGGCGCAGCATTTCCAGTTCCTGAGCATCCATATTCAATTCCAGTTTTGTTACGCCAGCCTCCCGCTGGCGCTTACGTTGTGCTCGTTTACGGGCTGCGGACCGCTCTTTAGTGTCCGTCATGCCGCAACTCTCTGCATGCAGTATTCTGGCAAATTAGCCCTTACCAGCGCTTCAGCTATCGGCGGGCAAACAGCATTACCGCAGCGCGCTACTTGATCCGATTTTGATACTGGGTTGCCGTCTATATCGTGATCGATGATGTAATCAGCCGGAAATCCCTGTGCCGCATACAGTTCATGCGGTTGCAGCATGCGCATTCCGATATCAACGATCTGATAATCTACGCCCTCTACTGTTACCAGCCCGAAACGGTCATTCGTCGTGACTGTGTGTAGCGGCTCATCCAAGCTGACGCCTTCTTTCTCATTGCCGTAATACTTCAAGAGAAAAGCACGCACCTCACCGAAATGATTGCCACCAGCCGTAACGGTTTGCAGAGGCGTATCTGTGGGCTGTCCTGTGTTCGTTCCACGCATCTTGATGAGATTTGAGGTTACCAATGCATGATGATCAACGGTCGTTACTGTATGTGCCGGCTCATCTAGATTTGCGCCAGGTCCCGTGTAATTACCTCCAAAGTGTTTCGCCAGAAACGCGGATACCAGTTGAGATTTACCGCCTCCGCCAGCAGTGATTGTGCCATTGGGTTCGTCGGCACCATGGCCTACGCTGTTACCGAACTGACGCGCAATCACAGGAGCCACCAGCAGATGCTCGGCCTTGCTTACGATAGTCGTCAGCGGGTCCTGAGCATCATACGCCATGCGATCGCCACCGAAGCCAGTTTGACCAATGCGGGCGATGTACGGTGTTATCAGCGCAGAGTGATTCGTATTGCACAAGGTGTTCATGGGCTGTTCTGTTGAACGTGGTTTTGCTGAATACTTCGGACCACCAGCGCCCACCAAAAAAGGCTGAACAACAGCAAATCCGGGCGTGCGCGTAATTGTATGCAATGGCTCATCGATTGACTGACCGCGAAAGCATTCGTAGCGGGTTTTCGTTGATGTGTGGTTGCACTTAACGATAAACGGCTCTGGATTATTAATCACGAACCGCTCTAACCCCCTCGCAATACGTCGCAACGTGTTTTCGGCCAAAGGCTTTTTGCGCTCGAAAATAGACGGGCAAGGGATCGACCAATCAATACACTCAGCAGCTGTGCGCCACGGCTCTAATTTACCGGCTTGAACTGCGGGTGATTTAGGATCGCCGTGTGTAGCCTCCGGCCATTCAACGGGATGCCCATCACAACGAGCGACAACGAACAGCCGCTTTCTGATTGTCGGCGTACCGTAATCGCTGGCTTTCAACTCACGATGATCAACGTTGTAACCGAGTCCATTAACCAGTCTGGTGGCATCGTCGCTGTCTGTGCTGATGTTCAAAAACTCGCAGGCTTCAGCCAGCGCTGGGTGATCCTTTGGTACGCCTACACTCAGCATCCCAACAAATGCAGCAAATGTTTCCCCTGCGCGTTTCGGGTCTGGGTATTGATCGCCGTTGCTGTGTGTCATGAGTGGCCCCCATGACCGGAATTCTTCTACGTTCTCCATCATCAGCACTTTCGGACGTGTTGCCAGCGCCCAGCGCAGAACCACCCACGCTAACCCGCGAATCTCCTTTTTAACTGGCGTACCGCCTTTCGCTTTTGAGAAATGGCGGCAGTCTGGCGAAAACCAGCCCAGCAACACGGGCAGGCCACCAGTGGACACTACCGGATCGACGCTGAAAATATCCTCTGGATAATGCAGCGTACGCGGGTGATTCATGGCGTGCATAGCCATTGCCACGGGGTTGTGATTCATTGCAATGTGAGGCTCGAACCCTAACGCCTGTTTGATGCCCTCGCAGCTCCCGCCGCCACCAGCAAATCCGACAACTACCAGACCGTTTTCAACATCAGGCCGAGAGATTTCTATAGCCTGCCGGCGCGCCCATTTGTGCGCTGCTTTCTGAATGTCAGCCGGGTTTTCTCTGCGTAAAAACATTCCGTGCATTTCAGAGAGAAGCGCCTCTCGGCGCTCCGGTGATAATTGATGAACGGGTATCACGGATGAGGCGGCTTGTTGTACTTCTGTAGGCCAAATACTCATGCGTCACCGTCCTTGCGTAACTGCGGAGCGGCGGCAATCCCTTTGCTCTCGCTACGTGTTTTAGCCATCGCATAACGTTTGTCAATTGGATCTTGACCGTCATCGCCATCATCCAAATAATCGTAATTGACGCTGTGTGCCATCGCTATGCAGCACTCGTTACAAACTCGGTATGACATGATCTCACCGTCAAATTTATGCACTGCTGAGCGATGAATTTCTCCTTTAACAATGTCCCCGTAGCAAATAAAACAGGTGTATTCACCACGTCCAGTAACGATTTTGTTTGACAGCTCAACGTCACATGAATCACCGAAATCACCTGCAAATAGGTCAAAATCCAGCGCGGCATCGTGATCGAATTGATTGTTCAATAAATCAGTCATGGTGTTCACCAGTGGGTTTAATATTATCGGTTGCGGTTTGTGGGGCTGGCCCGCAGCCTTTAGCCCAATCGATGCCACTCCAAACAGGGTTGCCAGACTGAAGCGCGGCGATGCAGGCGTTGTAGCCTTTACGCCATTCATAGCTGCTATTCGGTTTGGTGAACTCCGTCACCTCATCAGGCACTACAGGCTGCGCTTGTGCTGGTGGGAAAACTTTACCGATTAACTCATCAGCCCATTTAGTGCTCGGTACTTCTGTACTTTCCTTGGCCTCTTGCCAGACAACATCAACGAGTTCACGCAGTAACGTGCGCGGCACTACAGGCAGGGGTGGGGCGGTGAATAGGTGATAAACATCGTCCGGCAATGTGTGCATCGCTGACGAGTACACTAGCGCGAACTTTTTGCCATCAGGCCTGCCGCTCTGAATGTCGACAGTCGCCACCGGCTCTTTCGCCGCCCTGTCATAAGCATCGAGTTTCGTCCGTAACTGCTGGTTTTCTTCCTGATGCTCTTTTGCCGTTCTGCGCAGCTTGTTTGCCAGCGATACAGATTCAGACAGCTGAGAGCGCAGCGATAACACCTCTTCGTTTAACCTGGTTGTTTCTGCAATAACGCCAGCCTGCACGCTGATATTAATAGGGATATTCAGCGCGGCACGGATGCTGTTTAGCTGCAAATCCATACCCGCGTTTGCCGCGGTCAAAATCTCAATGCGATTAGCGATGCTGTTTAAAACATCTTGCTCTTCCTGCGTTTTGGTCATGTTTGCCGCAGTGCGTACAGCCTCAATCATTCCTGCTGTTGATATGGTCATTTGGTCTTGCCTCGTTTTTGGTCGTGATATTCGCGCCAGTGATTCAAACGCGCTCTAAAATGTTCCCGATACTGCTCCGCTACCGTATCCAGTTCCCGTTCAACATGGCGCCGCAGTGTTTTCCCTGCGATTAACGAGTTGATTAACTGATTGGCTCGTTTATCCAGCTCCAGCTTGTCCTGAAACTCTCGCGGCCACTCAGCGATATTGATCGGTAGCCCGGCTGGCAGGTAATCCGAGTTTTCGTACACGGTTATTCACTCGTCATGCCGCGAACGGTTCGGCCTGAGTTCAGATAAAAATCTCTATCAACACTCTCGAGTGTGAATTCAGGAGTCGGTTTTTCATGGCGTGCGATTTTTACGTGCGGGGAGTTGATCATCGACGTCAGGCGGTTGCTGAGTTTTGTCAGCGTCAGGCCGTGTCCCGGATAGTGTTTATCCAGCGCTGCCAAAATTTGTGTTTTAGTCAGCGTTTTTCCGATCATCACGCTGATTAGACTTTTTGCATCCAGCGTTACGCGCGGTTTGGCCTTTTTCTGTTTCCGGCCTGACGTTTTCGGGAGTGGAGCAAACGTAGGTTGAACGACTTGCACAGGTGCGGGAGCTGGCACGTACGGTGAACGTGTGCGAGCGCGGGCGTTTGCGTTCATTGCCCAAATGATGCGCGCGCTATGGTCGCAACCATCGTCAGTCATGAATGGACGTGCGTAAATAACATCAGTTGTAATCATGGTCTTGCCTCTTTGGTCGGTTAAGCGCTGGTCAGGCGCAGTTAATTAAAATGCTTCAGTCGGTTGTTTCTTGCTGTATCGCCTGTCTTTTTCTTGCCCCTTCTCAGCAAGCGAGCGAGCCTCATTCGTTGGGATACTCTTGATATATCCGTCAATCATCTGCGCGTACGCTGTCCCGCTCGGCCCCTCGCGGTTAAGCCTCACAATGAGTTCCATTAACGTTTTATCTGCCTGCTCGTTATAAACAGCGTCACGGTATAGCCCGATCCAAACGTCACAATCCTGCTCGATCTGGCCCGTGTCTTTACTGTCTGATGGCTGCGGTCGCTTGTCTGCGCGTTCCTCCAGTTTTCGGTTTAGCTGAGTCAGCAGCACCACAATGCAATCCAGTTCTTTTGCTAAATTTTTCAATCCGGTCGTAATCGCGCCGAAACTAATATCACGGCGTTCCGCTTCTTCTCCTTTCATCAATGTCAGGTAGTCAACAGCGACTAAACCAACCACCCCGCGCTGACGTTTCACCTTGCGACTCTCCGCTACGATGTGAGCAAGTGAGACACCGGGTGTGCTATCAATCATCAGGTTTGACTCGGCCAGCTCCCCAGCCTTAGCCATTGCCAGCGCCATCTTCGTGTCGTCGTATTCTCCGTTGTAAAACAGGTTTGAACTGATGAGCGCTTCCTGTGCGATCATTCGCTCAATGATCCCCCTGTCAGTCATTTCCAGACTGAAAACCAGCGACGGGAGACGATGATTTAATGCGAAATGCGTAGCGATTTTGTTGTATGTCGCGGTCTTACCCATTTTCGGACGTGCACCAATTACAATGAGTGACCCACGTAATGCCTGTTTTGGCGCCATGATTTCATCCAGCCCCTCAATGCCAAGCGTCAAGCCTGCCCCGCCAGCCGGATCACTAAATCGGCGTTCAATCTCATCAACCCAATCGCTCACCACATCACCGGCAGGCCGCAGCCCTCCACGTCTGCCCGTACTGGCATGATCAACAACGGCGGTGATCATTTGCTGCACGCTGCTTAACCGGCTTTCGACTGTGGCGCCGCCGCTTGAGCTAACGATCTCGATGCATGAGTGGAGTTTTTCCAGCGTGTAGCGGAGTACGGCCTTTTCACGCACGATTCGGGCGTAAGCCAGCGTGTTTGCTGCCACCGGAACGCGAGCCATTTCCGCGAGATATGCCATTCCCCCAACAGTCACCAGTTCACCGTTTGACTCGAGTAATTCGCTAAGAGTTATCAGGTCTGTTGGCCGTTCAGAGCGCGACAGTTCAACGAGGCGACGGTAAATAATTTGATGTACGCGCAGATAAAACGACTCGGCTTTTAGCAGAGACATAACGGCGTGCCGGCGCTCATCGTCAGTATTCAGCATCAGGCCGCCGATAACGGCCTGCTCTGCTGATGAGCTATGCGGAACCACAGGGATATCATTGGTCATTGGCGCGTTCCTCTTTCACAGCGACATAGCAACGCTCAGTAACCAGGTAATCGATGTTTTTGCGCTTCCAGAATCCGCCCCTGCCATTAGGTCGGTCTGCCATCATCCAGCGGCAGTGTGTTGAGATATATTTCAAATAGGCCTGCCAGCGGTCAGGGGTGAATTTAAATTTCTTCCAGAATGCGCGGATCGTCTTTTTCCGTGCGTCAGTCAAAATCTGAACGCGTGGCATGTCAGGAAGGATTTCGTGGTACGTATCCAGAATTTCTTGATAATCAATTTTTTCAGTCGGCCGTTCGTCTGCTGGTGGAGCAGGTTCACCTGATTCACCAATAACAGGATCATTGACTGGTTCAGAAGGGTGACTGGTTCTGGTGTCATCTGACGGCACAGGGGCTGTGCTTTTTGGTGGCACAGGTGGGTTTTCTGGTGTCTCACCTGTGTTTTCTGACGGCACAGGGGCTGTGCTTTTTGGTGGCACAGGGTTATCCAGCGTCAGATAGTAAACGTTCGACGTGTTCCCCTTCCCGTTGTTTTCACCCAGCCTGTTTTCTTTTGACAGAAAGCCCATTTTTATTAACGCTGTGATGTGCGCCTTTACTGCGCTTTTGCTGCATTCACACTGATCAGCGACATGCTGGTATGATGGCCAGCACTCACCCTTATCATTCGCGTTATCGGCCAGCTTAATGAGCACCAACTTACGCAGTGGGTTACCGACTTTTCTGCTCATGGCTTTTGCCATCAATGTCATGCTCATAATCAGATCCCCAGCGCGTCCGCTATCCGCCGTACTGCGTCCTGATATTCCTCATTACTGAGGTTCAGCATTTTTAATGCCGCCTTGCTTTTCTCGTACTGCTCCCACACTGACAACGCAGCAGCTCTGCGGCCATCAAATACCGGTTCAACATCTTCAATGCTGACGGGCTGGCCATTCAGCCGGAATCCGTTCCGGTATGTAATCCTGTCGATTCGTGTAAGCATTGGTCTTGCCTCGCTTGCTATACGGTGGTCAGCCGTTGTTTCTGTAAAATTGGCATCATGGCCGCTATCGCTGTATTTGCTGCTGCTAATTGATGTGACATGTCACGGTCATTGAGTAATATCGCGATGATTGCTGCCGAAAATTCACGGATAGCCATCGACACCAAATACATCACGCTAATCTCATCACTGAGTCGCGCGCGGCGTTCGGCTGGAAGTGCCAGGCGGATTGAATTAGACAGCGCTTTGACTTTTCGCTGTGCTGATTTCGAGTCGCTACGCAGCCAGCGGAAAATTTGCTGCCTGTTGTTGTTAATCGCTTTCCAGTCCGCAACACCATCACACTCAATATCATTCAGGCGGATGTGCGGATCCCCACCAGCAATAAAAAACTGACGCGTGATTTCAATAGCTACGGTTTCCTGCCCCGCTTCTATCGCCCACGCCTCAACTTCGTTTTTCAGTATCTGGATATCCATTTCAGTGCGTCTCCTGTCGCAAATAATTGATTATTGATAATCAGATTTTTACATCACCCGCAGTTATGCTGCGTCTGGTGAATCGGGTTGCTCATACAGCGCGGGATCGTATTTCAAAGCGCCGTTAGTTAAGCGCTCAAGTCGTGCAGCTCGGCGCTCAGGAATAAGCTCACCCCAAGCGCTAGCTGAAGGTAATTTCACACCAGCAGCGATAGCCAGTTTGGTTAAGTTACCGAAGTGTTTTATTGCGTCGGATTTATACATATTTAGCCCCTGACATGTAAGTTATAACTAACAAATTAGGGACTAATGATAACTAAGTCAAGAAAATTTAGTATTAGCTAACTATGACAAATCAAACTCCCGGCTCTCGCATTAGAGAGCGAAGAAAAGAACTAGGCTACACTCAGCGAAGTCTTGCTCAGACTTTAAAGATATCCCATGTCTCCGTTTCGCAGTGGGAGCGGGATGATAGCGACCCGACAGGGAAAAACCTGTTTAAACTGAGCAAGACGCTTAGATGTTCTCCAACCTGGATACTTTATGGTGATGACGAACAAACACCATTACCCGCCGATGATCTCCCCCAAGAACTAACGGAACAACAGAAAGAACTAATCGATCTCTTTGAGCAATTACCAGAATCAGAGCAAGAAAAACACCTGATTCAACTGCGGGGTAAGGTCGATGGGTTTAATTCTCTGTTTGAAGAGCTATTAAAAGCCAGAAAAAGCAAAAACAAGTAAATCTATATTTATCATTTAGTTAAATTGAGAATGACAAAAATGTTAGTCATAGCTCATAAATTTTATTGACTTAAATGTTAGCTATGGCTAAATTCACCACATCAACGCAGCACTAACCATGCAGCAGTTGTTCGGTAAACGTTCCGCTAGCCTGGCGATAAGGGCAAAGGATTTACGTAGCCACAGCGGGAAAGTGTGGCAGGCAAGACCAAACCACCTAATGAAAGGGCTACCAGATGGAAAGTGCAATCATGCAGTTTAAAAAAGTGGCTGGCTCCATCTCTGAAAATGTGAAATTGCGCATCACATCAAAAATGACTGACGAAGAGGTTATGGATGTTATTCATGATGAGATTGTCGCGCATTTCAATAAACAGCAGCAAATGACGGTCGAATATCTGTCTTTCAGCAAAGACAAGCGCACTGCTTTTGCATCTGCAATGTATGACCTTCTTTTGCCACTTGCTGCCGTGATTCAGCCTAGCGTAAACCCGCTATATGCGGAATACGTTAAATCATCTGGAAAAACTGGGGCCTTAAACTTCATCACTAAGGCATAGCAATAAGTAGCACCAACACCAGAGAAAGTCGGTCGTAAGTTCCGCTCCGATTGGAGCGGTGAAGCGACGCCGGATAGCGTAACCGGCTGAAATTTAGCGATCAGGTGATTAACGGGCTTCCCTCCCGTTACTCGGTTCGGCTCCGGGCGCTATTCGAAATCACGTTGCCATCGTGATAACTGCGAGAGAACTGCTGTGTAGTCGTTTGGCGGTGTGGGTTTTGACCTTTCCCTGCCGCCAATTTTTTTCGCAGACGTAAAAAAGCCCGCCGTTAGGCAGGCTCCTTTACCCCGGTTAACCGACCAAAGTATTACCGGGAATAGCTGCGGCACCGACCAAGGTAACCGCAAGGCAAGACCAATACCAACAAAGCTGATACCGATCAGCCGTGATTATACGAGGAACGCTATGAAAGCGCCAGAAATCACCATCACCCTATACATACACCTCAACGCCTTTAAACCAGAGCCGCTAATTTGCACATGTGACATGTCACAGTTCGGTCACGCGCTGATTTCAACGTGTGAAGTCTCTGTGCCATTTCCTGAAGTAACCCCCGAATATCTTGCTGAACGCAAGATGTCAGCATTAAGAGAACAGCAGCAAAAGATTCTCTCTGACGCTCAAACCAAAGCAAATGAACTAGAAGACCAGGTTCAGAAATTGCTGATCGTTGAGCGCCAAACAACAACCAACGCATAACCGACCGAGGCAAGATCAATGAAAACCTATACTCTATTATTTGAGCCGAAGAAATCAGCTCTAAAAAATGGCGCTGTTTCGCTCGCCATCGCACTCGAAGCAAAAACACAAAAGCTGGCAGTGATGGCTGCAACAATGAAGCTGGAAGATGAATTCCCTGGCTCCAGTGACAACTTTTTCAATCCAAAAGTTACAGAGGATGCCGTGGGCATCCCACGTCCGGCACTTGATAAATTTGACGAAATATTCCCAACCGAAAACGAGTTGATAGATGGTGTTTGGCGGCGCATCGAGACACCAGCTCAGGCTAACGATCTCGTCGATTTCTCCACCCTATCTGTACGTGAAAAAATCGCCGCGTTCGCGTTGTATGCGCAGGCTGAAATCACAGAGCATGAATTTTCTATGGTGTGTGATTATCTCGATCTGCCTGATGGGGATGCTGATGCCGATGCAGACACGGACAAACTGATCCGCGTACTCAGCGGCATTGAGTCTCTGGAACGGGCCACTGACGAATTGCTACTCAGTGTAGTGAATGCCGTTAACGCTCAATTCCCGTCTATCGCAGATGTATCAGAGCGCGAAATTCTGGAGTTCGTTGATACGCTGATAGCCCACGGCGAAACCGACACGCAGGCGCAAAAATCATCGATCGTAGGGCTGGATCGTGAGCGCCAGTACACCCATACATACGCCATGCTCGATAAAGAAGTTGCGGCAGCTCTTGTGCGTGATGCCGCCGACTGCTGGGAACTGAACGCCGATCATGTCCGTGAATCTAACGTTCTAATTAATCAAAATGGTGAGGAATTCCAGCGCTGGTCAACGGAACTGCGCACGGCAGAAAACGCCCTAAAAATCCCCCGCCCTATCGTATTTGCTCTGGTTGGCGCAGGGAAAAAACGCTCTGAATTACTGAAAGATGCAAACGCTCGTCGGCAGTTCGTCGTTGATTTTCTGGCTGAGCACATGCCATCCGGCAGCACGCAGCATGCAGAAACAAACACTGATCAGCCTCAGGTGGAAAACCTCGGCGGTGGCAGGTTCTCTGTTGATGGTTTGATGGGGGGAGCCACCTCAAATCAGGGCGAAAAAACGGAAGTGACCAGCGCAACAAAACAGCCAGAAACCGTTACGCCAGCACAGGACAGCGCCGCAACTGGTGAGCAGGTTATAAGCGACAGTACCGCGCAGCAGGAAAAAGAAGCGCTCGATCAGCTGGGATACGGTGTTTACGCAACCGAAACGGCAGCACCAGCACCAGCACCAGCACCAGCACCAGCACCAGCACCAGCACCAGCACCAGCAGACGATTTTCAACAACGAGCTGAGGCTTTAGAAGCCGATATCGAAAAGAAAACCGCAGGGGAGCAAGAAAACCTAAATATCTGGAAGCGGGTACAACGCACCGACCCGCGCTACACAAAACCGTTGGCCGGCGCTGGATTTGAGGGTACCAGCATCACCAGCGCATACATGTTCATGCGTGCTACTGAAATATTTGGCCCTGTCGGTAGCGGCTGGGGTTATCGCGTTCTGGATGAAAAAATGATTCCTGGTGCGCCACTGAGTGAAGCACTGTATGACGACAACAAAAAATTCATCGGCACAAAGCTTCTGCGTGATGCTGATGGATCGATCATCAGTGAATTGAATCACTCTCTGAAAATCGCATTTTGGTACCGAAATAGCACAAATGAACGGCCAGAGGTCGAGGCATACGGTGCAACCCCATACATGTACAAGACCAAGCACGGGATTAAAGCCGACCCAGAGGTTATGAAAAAAAGCCTCACTGACGCGATAAAGAAAGCGCTATCGCTACTCGGCTTCAGTGCCGACGTGTGGCTCGGCATGCATGACAATCCTGAATATGCGATCGAAAACGCAATTGAATTCCAGATCAAAAATGCGAGCGATCGTGCTGAAGATACCGTGCGCCTGCGTACCGAGTTAGATGAAAAACTCACGAAGAACGCGGCAACGCTAGAAAAAGCGGTCAACGTCAATGAGGTTAACAAAGTATACAACACGATCGCTCGTGAACTGGAGGTCCATAGAAAAAGCGCCGAGGCTAAAGGCGATACAGAACACGCTAAATATCTGGCCGGACGCCTGCGTCGCCTTAACCAAATCAAAGATGAGCGCATCGCCGCGCTCAACGCCACCGAAGGAGAAAAAGCATGACAACTACAGCTATTGCGCTTGCGCATGATTTGCAGAAGCTCCAGCAACTGCTGGAAACGTCCGATGACCTGACGCCTGAAATGATCGCGGACACAATGGAAGGGCTTGGACTGGAGTTAGCCGACAAACTGGACGGCGCATATATCCACGTACGCAATCTGGAGGGGCTGGCTAAGACGTGTGATGAAGAAGCCAAGCGTCTTGCCGACCGCAAAAAATCGTTTGAGAACCGTGCCAAGCAATTAAAAAGCTATGTGTTGAATTGCCTGCTGGCCGCAGGTATGGACAAGCTCAAAACGACGACAAACACATTTACAGCACGCAAAGGCGTTACCAGTGTGATTATCGACAATGAAGGGCTGCTGCCCGATGAGATGGTGGCCGTTCAAACCATCGTGGCGCCAGATAAGAAAGCGATCAAAGAAGCCATTGAGAGCGGCGTGGAAGTGCCCGGAGCACACATTGAAATCGGCGCGCGTTCTCTGCAAGTGCGTTAACACGGCTGACCACCGTAAGCGAGGCAAGACCAATGCTAAAAATGTCCGCACAGCGGGGAGACATTATTCACATTGTCTTTTCAGATGGCCGGAACGGAATGATCGCAGTGCAATCACGTAGTGTGCTGGCGTTACATTTCCCTGCCGATGTGAGAATAACGCGTGAACGTCGCCAGCCGGAAAAACTGATTAACGCTAATCAGAAATAGTTCGCCATCAAGAGCACGTTACGACCTCTTTTCATAAGGAGGTCAGAAATATGGCAACCAGGTAAATGTTTATTATCTGAATTCGATATCAAAATCGGTCGGCTGTCTGCAAGCGTGAGAAAGGCAACTCTCACACAGCAGGATATAGACCAGTCCTGTGCAGCAGCCGACGCAATCATTGAGAAATTAAGGCAAGACCATGACCGACCTGTTAACCGACGACGAGCTAATAGAGCTGACGGGCTATAAGTACGCCTCAAAACAACGAGCCGCCCTAACCCGTTCTGGCATTTCTTTTATAACCCGCAGGGATGGGCGACCCAGCGTGACGTGGGCGGCAATTAACGCCAGCCTCTCTGCTGCGAAAGCAGAGCAATTTAAAGTCGTTGAACAGCCTAATTTTGATGCGATTTGATTATGGCTCGTAAGCGCAAAGATCCCCGCGATAACGCATTACCGCCACGCGTATATCGCGGGAAAAGCAAATATGAATTTCACCCCGTTGGCGGCGGCTCTATTTCACTATGCCCTCTCGATTCTCCTATCCCATTAATCTGGGAGAAATACGACGCGGCAAATAATTATCGTGAGGAAAAATTCACTCTGGAGAGAATGGCAGAACGGTTTATGCAATCACCGGATTTTCTCGATCTCGCGAGTGAAACGCAAAAGGACTACCGGAAATACTCTGCGAAAATAATTCCAGTGTTTGGTGGGATGTCGCCGGATTCTATTAAACCTGAGCACATCAGGAAATACATGGATAAGCGCGGCGTGAAAAGCAAGACGCAGGCGAACAGAGAAAAGGCGTTTATGTCGCGGGTGTTCAGGTGGGGTTATGAGCGGGGATTGTGTAAGGGCAACCCATGCAAGGGCGTAAAACAGTTCAAGGAAGTTGCGCGAGATCGTTACGTGACTGATGAAGAGTATAACGCGCTGTACTCTGTCGCCGCTCCTGTCGTCCAGGTTGCGATGGAGATCGCGTACCTGTGCCTATCCAGACAAGGCGATGTACTCTCACTGACTGAAGGGCAAATATTAGAACAGGGGATTTTTATCGCTCAAGGGAAGACGGGAGCAAAACAAATCAAAGCGTGGACTGACCGACTGAGAGTTGCTGTAACAAACGCACGGAACCTACCGATAAAACCGGGCATCAGCAGCATGTATTTAATTCATCAAGCCACAGGGGGCCGCTACACCCGAGACGGATTTAACAGCCGATGGCAGCAGGCAAAAGAAGAAGCGGCCGCAGCATTTCCACACCTGAGTTTTGATTTCACCTTTCACGACCTTAAGGCTAAAGGGGTTTCTGATCTGGATGGAACGCTGGCAGAGAAACAGGCAATATCGGGTCATATGACGATCAGCCAAACTGCGAGATACGACCGTAAAATCCCAATTGTTCCGGTTGTTGGTGGTCAGAATAAAAATTCAAGATAA